TTAAAAACAAAAAGTAATTATTACAATGAGAGAAAACCAAGACAAAAAGTTTTTGAGACAATACTAGATGTTGTTGAAGAAAATAAACACTTGAATAGAACAGTATTATTAGCAAATAATTTTATAGAAAAAGATAAAGGTAAAGTCATTGCAGATATATGTATTAAGTCACAATATGGGTCAAAAAGAGAATTTTATGTTATTAATGTTGGAGCTAAAGCAATAGCAAGATGCACAGAGAATTTCTTTAAAAAATTATCAGAAAATTCAAAACATGAGGCTATATCTATTGCAGGTGATAAAAAAACACTAGAGATGCAAAGAATGTTGGATAGAGCCTATATGAATATACCAGTTGGTGAAGATTATAACATATGTTTTGTTAATGGAGATTGTACAAAATGGTCAGCAGCAGAAACAATGGGTTCTTTTTTAAGTATGGTAAATGCAATGAAAGAATTTATAACATCAAATATGTACGAATTATTATGTGCAACTTTTAATTCTTGGAGCAAAAAAGAAATCCAAGTACCAACAGACATTTATAACAAATATGTTGTACCACAATCTGATGTAGAAAAAAAGATAAACATGGGTGATGATAATATTATTGAAAATGGTGTTATTAAAAGTACACAAAATTTTTTACAAGGAATGTTCAATTATGCATCATCATACAAAGCTGTTTGCTGTACAAACTATACTATTTATACATGGAAAAAAATGTATCCAGATAGTAAATTATATGTTGAACACATGGAACATTCTGATGATTATGTCTTAATAGTAATTTATGAAAATAAAAAAGAACTTGAAAAATTTAGAGTACTCCACAAAATTATGATGAGATTACATGGTTATAATGATAGTGAAAGAAAAACAAGCTGCCAATATGTTTTTATGGAATTTGTTTCTCAAATGTCATTTAATGGTGTGATGATATATCCACAGATAAAAAAAACAAAAGAAATAAACTTAAATTTACCATGTACAAGTTATAAAGCAGATATGGATTCAGCAATGTCAAGAGTGGGTGAGTGTATGAGGGTTGGTTGTAATTTATCATATCTATATTTTTTCCAAAGATTACATGTTTATTGTGTTGCTGATTCTTATTCTTTATTACCAGGTATGTACAATAATAATAATTGTGATTTTAAAGAATTATTTAACACACCAGTAGAGATGTTTGGTTTACCTGATCCTTTACCATTATTAAGTTTATATTGTAGAGGTAATGGGAATAATTATAGATTATTTACACAATCAAACAAAGAAAATAGAATAAAAATTTTGTATTTGTATAATATGGCAAAAAGAACAAGAGAAAAAGAAGGTTTTTTATTTGAAGACGATGATTATAGTTATTCATTATATTCACCAAAATTCATGTATGAAACAAATAACAAGTTAATAAGAAGACTTAGAAAAAA